GAACCACTGAAAGGTCTAAGGAAAATCAGTCAACTGGATCCTGATGATCCTGTTAAAGTACTAGTATCCAAACGTAAAATCCCTAATGCATATCATGCAAAGATGTTTAAAGTACCTAAGTTCTTTGCATGGGTTAATAGTTTTATTCCTAATAAGTTTGATGATGAGGCTTTGCTCTATGACGAGCCACGGCTTCTTATTCCGTTCTTAAACAAGAATGGTGACATGCATGCCTTTCAGGGTAGGTCACTAGATTCAAAATCTAAGACCAAATATATTACTATTGTGCTAGACGAAAATCAACCAAAAGTTTATGGGCTAGATACAGTCGATCCCTCAAAGAAGGTTTATGTGTTTGAGGGCCCGATTGATGCTTGTTTTATTCCAAACTCAGTTGCAACTGCTGGTGGTGATTTGGCTGCAGCAGTTGAAGTTGTTAGTAAGGATAAGATGGTGATTTGTTATGACAATGAGCCACGTAGTCGTGAAACCGTAAAAAAGATTGACAAGGCTATCCTAAATGGATATAATGTCTGTATATGGCCTTCCAATCTAGACTTTAAGGACGTGAACGATATGATTCTAGGTGGCCTAAGTACTGATTTTGTTCGGTATATCATCGACCAAAATACATTCAAGGATCTTAGGGCTAAAGCGGCTCTCAATGCATGGAAAAAGATTGATGCTTAAATGTGATGTTTGTGATGGAACTGGTGTTTATTCCTATGATGAAAACCATTCCACTTGGTGCAAGAAGTGTTGCCGACATGAAGATGGTTATTATCTAGTAACTACTGATCATTGGGGTGAAGATTTAGTCGGTCAATGGCTTTGTAAAAAATGTGGTTGGATTAGGAAAGGGCTGAACTATGGGGATTGATACTTATTTTTATACAATTTACGGTGTAAAGACCGAATGGGATGATAAGTTTAATGAAGATCATGATTATTTATATGATGATCATGATACACCATGGGTTCTAATGGATGGAATGGGTGGTGAATATTTCATTTTTGGAAAGCCTCTATTTCAATCCGGTAGTCTACGATGGGGATTTGAAGAAGGTGATTTCTATAAAGAACTAGATCTTCAAAGTCTAACTGAACTTGAAGTAAAGTACCGTGAAGAGTTTGGTAAGAAGTTTCCAAATCATGTACATCTTCTAGGTTCGGAACCATTTAAGCTTATCAGCCTCATCCACTTCTCATAAAGGATCTATATTATGAACTCTCTCAGTCTTCTGATTTATTTTGCTGGTGTTGTAGGCAATCTTGCTAGTTTTTTAGCATTAATAACAGTATTACTAATACTAGCAATGATTGGTTCTATTATTTTTTGGGTCATCTATCATGATGAAACAGATTCTTTATGGCACCCTCTTAAAGATGATGCATTAGTTGAATGCAGAAAAACACGTGAGCTATGGCGTAAAAGGGCGTTTAACTTTGCTTTACTTGCAGTCTTTATTGGCGCCATTAATGCTATTATTCCATCTCGTCAAACTGTTCTTCTTATTGCTGCATCTGAAATGGGTGAAAAGGTACTTAACAATGAAAAAGTTGGTCAGGTGATTGACCCTAGTATTGATCTGATTACAACTTGGATGAAGAACGAAACCGCTGAAATCAAGAAAAAGATGGAGACAAAACAGTGATTCTAGAAGTACTAGATATCAAGGATAATGATGATGGTTCTGCCATCTTAACCGTTGATATGGATTATGAAACTTTAAAGACATTTGCTGGTATTGGTATCATCAAGGCACTAAAAGATAGTGCTGAGGAAGTTATCAATGCTCAAAATCTTGACGAGGTAGAACATAAACCATCAGACCCAAAGCCTGATGTTGCAGCTCAATATCTTGATGATGCAATCAAAGTTCTAGAGAATAGAATGACTGATATTTCATCTGCATGTGATCAAAAATATATCCTTGACACACTGACAGAAACGTGTCAAAATGCACTAGAAATCCTTATTGTGGCTAGGTCATTTCTTGATAATAATAAAACTTGATAGCTTTACACAACTTCCTTGCCATACTTGGTGTGGTCCCGATTGTACTTGTTATCCATATCGGATACAAGATAAAGATGATAGCAAAAAGGAACAAGTATTAAATGAATCTGGAAAGCTTCTTTGAAGATAAAAAAGAGGATCTTTATTCTGAGAAAGTTGATCTAGAGACTAGACGTAGGTCTAGAGTTGCCGTTGCAGCATATGCATATGAAATCATCGGTCAACCTATTATGACTGATGCAGAGTTTGATACTTTAGCAAAACAGATTGATCTCTCTATCAATACTCGGCGCCCAGAGTTGGATAAATGGTTTAGAGAAAACTTTGAGCCACATACTGGAATGTGGGTACACAATCATCCAGACAGGCGCCGACTAGACCAACTTGCAACCAATATTTTAAGTAAAAGATAATATTATGAATACAGCAAAGATTGTAGCTATTACTAACCCACTCGTCGATGGAGTAAAATCTGCCGACGAGTTTATTGCCTATACTGCCAGAGTTTCAAATCCTTCCAATCAAATGAACTCAGAAACGGCTGAAAAACTTTTACGTTATTGCATTCGGAATAAACATTTCAGCATTTTTGAAATGGTGAATGTAGTTATGGAAGTTACTACTACCAGGGATATAGCTCGACAAATCCTTAGACATCGCTCATTTTCATTTCAAGAGTTCTCTCAACGATATGCTGATCCTACTAAAGATCTAGGGTTTGCTTCACGTGAAGCAAGACTTCAAGATAAAAAGAATAGACAAAACTCAATCTCAGTTGATGATATGTATTTACAACAAGATTGGGAAAATAGACAAAAATATTTACTAGAGATTGTAAAAGAACAATATAACTGGGCTATTGAGAATGGTATTGCCAAGGAACAAGCACGAGTAGTACTACCGGAGGGATTGACAGTATCCAGAATGTACATGAATGGTACTCTTCGGAGCTGGATTCATTATGCAGAGCTCAGAATGGCAAATGGAACTCAAAAAGAACATCAACTGGTTGCTGAATCCGCTTGGCAAGAGATTGGTAAATACTTCACATTTTTAACAAGAGAATAAGAGGGACTATATGACGATTAATGTAAAGAAAAGAGATGGATCTATTGAACCACTAAATCTGGAAAAGTTCCATCGAGTGGTATCATGGGCGTGTGAAGGATTATCAAATGTTTCCGAGTCCGAAGTAGAAATCAAGTCACAAATTCAGTTCTATAATAATATCAAGACCAATGATATTCAGGAAACACTTATCAAAGCCGCTTCAGAACTAATCACTGAAGCTACTCCAAACTATCAATACGTAGCATCACGTCTTATCAACTATCATCTTCGCAAGCAAGTCTATAACGGACCAAATCCATGTTCTCTTTTTCAACATGTAGTCAATGTAGTTTCTGAAGGTTATTACGAACAAAATCTACTATCCTGGTATGATGATGAAGAATACAAGATTCTGAATAGTTATCTAGTACATGACCGGGATTTTAATATTCCATATGCAGGAATGGAACAACTTCGTGGTAAGTATCTAATCAGAAACCGTGCTACAAATAAATATTATGAAACACCACAGATGAGCTACATGCTCATTGCTATGGTTCTATTCCACAAATATCCAAAGAATGAACGTCTGAAGTGGGTAAAGGACTTTTATGATGCGACCTCAACTTTCGAAATCTCTCTGCCGACTCCTATCATGGCTGGTCTACGCAGTCCACAAAAGCAATTTAGTTCTTGTGTGCTGGTGGACTCGGATGATTCTCTAGATTCTATTAATGCCACTACATCATCTATTGTAAAATATGTTTCACAAAAGGCAGGTATTGGTATCAATGCAGGCCGAATCCGTGCTATTGGTTCACCTATTCGTAATGGTGATGCAACACACACTGGTGTGATTCCATTTTATAAGATGTTTCAGTCTGCAGTTCGTTCCTGCTCTCAAGGTGGTGTTCGTAATGGTGCTGCAACTCTTTATTATCCAGTCTGGCACTATGAAGTTGAGGATCTTCTAGTCCTAAAGAACAATAAAGGGACTGAAGATAATCGAATTCGTCATATTGACTATGGTGTTCAGTTCAATAAACTCATGTATGAACGACTACTCTCTGGTGGTAATATTACACTATTTTCACCATCCGATATTCCTGGTCTATATAATGCATTCTTTGTGGATTATGACAAGTTCAAGCAACTATATGAGGAAGCTGAACAAAATCCAAATATCCGCAAAAAGAGTATTTCAGCTCTAACTTTATTTGGTTCGTTTATTCAGGAACGTAAAGATACCGGTAGAATCTATCTAATGAATGTGGATCATGCAAATGACCATGGTGCATTTATTAAAGAAGATGCTCCTATCTATCAAAGCAATCTTTGTGCAGAAATAGCATTGCCTACTAAACCATTACAGGACGTTTTTGATCCTAATGGTGAAATCAGTCTCTGCACTCTTGCAGCAATCAACTGGGGAAAAATCCGTGCTACTTCTGACTTTGAGCGTCCTGCTCGACTTATCGTTCGGGCTCTTGACGAGCTTCTTGATTATCAAGATTATCCTGTTTTGGCAGCAAAGAACTCTACTATGGCGAGGCGCCCTCTTGGTGTTGGTATCATTAACTTTGCTTACTGGCTTGCTAAAAATGATCTTACTTACTCTAATATTGGTGTAGAAGGTCTAAAGAAAGTACATGAATTTGCCGAGGCTTGGTCATATTACCTTATCAAGGCCTCTGCGGATCTAGCACAAGAAAGGGGTGCCTGTCCTAAGTCAACTGAAACCAAATATTCTCTCGGTATGCTTCCCATTGATACTTACAAGAAAAATGTTGACAATCTAGTGGATCCGGTTTATAAAATGGATTGGAACTCTCTGCGTATTCAGCTATCAGAACATGGAATTCGTAACTCTACACTAATGGCTCTAATGCCTGCCGAGACTTCCGCACAGATCAGTAACTCTACAAATGGTATTGAACCAGTACGATCACTTATTTCCATCAAACAAAGTAAGGATGGAGTATTGAAACAGGTTGTACCAGAAATCAAAAGACTTAAAAATAAATATGATCTTCTATGGGATCAAAAGTCTCCAGAAGGTTATCTTCAAATCTGTGCAGTACTACAAAAGTTTATTGATCAAGCTATCTCCGTAAATACTAGTTATAATCCTAAGCATTATGATAATGACCAAATTCCAATGTCAGTCCTAATGAAGGATATCATTCAGTTCTATCAGATGGGTGGAAAAAATCTTTATTATTGCAACGTATTTGATGGCGCTGGTGAACAAGAAGTACTACCAGAACTAGAACAATCTAAAGTTGATGATGAAACTTGTGATAGTTGCACAATATGATACTTCAACTTAATACACCACTTCCCCTTGAAACACCTCAGGGTAAAGCATGGGCACATTTTATGATAGATTATGGACTTGAGCATGATCTACTTTGGGTGTGTTTTCAAGATGAAACAAGAGAATGTTGGACTTGGTCTAATAAACAAATTAAGATACAGAAAAACATTACTATAGGTAGGTAAAAAATGACTTATAGCGTATTTGATTCTTCAAATAAAAAGAGTCATCTTAAATCCAGACTTTTCTTTGATGAAGCACCTACGATTGCTAGGTTTGATAAGCAAAAGTATCCTTTTCTAGAAAAGTTAACTAGAAGTTCTATGGGTTTCTTTTGGGTGCCGGAAGAGGTTGATCTTCTAAAGGACTCAAAGGACTTCCGTGATCTATCAAAGCATGAACAACATATTTTTACAAGTAATCTAAAGCGCCAGATTCTGCTTGACTCAGTGCAGGGTCGGGCGCCCACGGTTGCATTTGGACCTATTTGTTCTTTACCTGAACTAGAAAACTGGATTGTGGCATGGACATTTAGTGAATCTGTCCATTCACGATCCTATACGCACATCATTCGTAATGTGTATTCTGATCCATCAAAGGTGCTAGATGAGATTTTAGAACTACAAGAGATTGTAGATTGTGCTAAGGATATCAGCAAGAACTATGATGAGTTGATTGAACATAATACTAGAACTAATATCGGTTCATTTGAACATAAAAAAGCTCTTTGGCTTACTCTTATGTCAGTCAATATTCTTGAGGGTATCCGTTTCTATGTTTCTTTTGCTTGTTCATGGGCATTTGCAGAACTGAAAAAGATGGAAGGTAATGCTAAAATCATCAAGCTTATTTGTCGTGATGAAAACTTACATCTAGCTAGTACACAACAACTTCTAAAAGTACTTCCTCTGGATGATCCTGATTTCAAGCAAATCCAAGAGGAAACAAAAGCGGAATGTATTGCAATGTTCCGTAATGCAGCAGAGCAAGAAAAAGCATGGGCTGAATATCTATTCAAAGACGGCTCAATGATTGGTCTGAATAAACAACTTCTAAATGAATATGTGGAATGGATTACCAATCGTCGTCTCACGGCAGTTGGTCTACCACATCTATATAAGACTGGATCTAATCCATTACCATGGACAGGTAAATGGATTTCTGGTGGAGAAGTACAAGTAGCTCCCCAGGAAACACAAATAACTTCCTACATTATTGGTGGAGTGAAGAACGATGTATCAACTGAATCATTAAAAGATTTTAAACTATAAGGAGAATAATATGGGTTGGTCAACGGGTAGTGATCTTTTTGCAGAGGTAGCAGAAAGCATTGAACGACATGTACATGATGAACAAATCAAGATCAATATTTACTATGAGATAATTTCCTCATTTGAAGATTATGATGCTGATACACTTGAAGAATGTTTAGGAATCAGTGATGCACTAGATTCAGTTCTAAAAGAAGTCTATAATATAGATGATCCGGATAAAGATGAGGATGAGGATCTATGGGATGGTGGTGGTAGGGAAAACTTTGGTTAAACTTAGGTAGTATAAGTATAGGGAAAGGAGACTTTCCCTATGACTTTATGGCTATATGATGGAAAACCTATAGACCCTGAAAAAACGGTTGACTTTATAGGCTTTATATATATAATAACTAATGAGACCAATGGTAGACAATATATCGGTAAGAAACTGTTGAAGGTCAAAAAGACCAAAACAGTCAAAGGTAAAAAGAAAAAGTTTTTACATGACTCCGATTGGCAAACCTACTGGGGTTCAAATGACGAACTAAAAGATGATATAAAACGATTAGGTGAATCCAACTTTAGAAGAGAAATCATAAGATTTTGTACTTCAAAAAGTGAGTTAACTTATTTTGAGTTGAAAGAACAAATACTTCGAGGTGCTCTAGAATCGGATGCTTATTACAATGCATGGATTATGGTCAGAGTCCGAAAAAGTCACCTCAAGTTAAAGGAGAAATGATATGCCATGGGCACACAAAAGTAAATCAGGTAAAGGCCGACGTAAAATCGGTTCAGGTAAACGAAAGAAACGACGTTTAAATAGAAAGAGGTAGTATTGTGCAAAAGTTCGACTTGGAAAAGGTGAAGCAGTTTATTTCTGATTCTTCACAAGAGTCAAAGATCTATATCGGTGCAGATTCTGAACGTTTCAAGCTTAATGGAGTTTGGCATGCCGATTATTGTGTTGCGGTTATTATTCACAAAGACGGTAAGCATGGTTGCAAGGTCTTTGGTGATATTGCAAGACAAAAAGACTTTGATGCAAAACCAGGTCGCCCAGCACTTAGACTCATGAACGAAGTTTACATGGTTCATGAAATGTATGAAAAACTTGCCGAAGTTATTGGTGAGAGATATGTGGAACTACACTTGGATATTAATCCTTCAGAAAGGCATGGTTCATCCTGTGTAGTAAATCAAGCTATTGGCTACATTAGAGGTGCCTGTAATATTATACCTCAGGTTAAGCCACAAGCTTTTGCGGCTTCTATTTGTGCAGACAGACTAAAAGGTCTACTAGAAGCAGCTTAAATAAAACAAAAAGGAGTAAAACGATGAGAAAGCGTCTGATTGGCGCTATTCTGAGTGTAGGACTTTTGTTTTCAACACAAGCCTATGCTCATGAGCGCCCACCAGCAGCGGTCAAGGTCGTCAAAACTTATAAGGCTAAAGTTTCATGGTATAAACATGGTAGAAAAACTGCAAATGGAGAGTTCTTTAATCCATATGCATATACTGTAGCCCATAAGACTTTACCATTTGGCACTCTTGTAAGATTTACAAATATGGAAACTAATAGACAAATCATTGCAAGAGTGAATGACCGTGGACCTTTTATCAGAGGACGAGAGTTTGATCTATCACTTAAATGTGCTGCCCTTCTTGGCATCAAGAAAGATGGTATTGCAACATTAAAGATTGAAATCATAGGATAATGTTTATAAAATGGATAAAGGATAAAGTAATGAGTGGTATGAAACTTGGTTCGTTCTTTTGGTTTACAAATGGTGAAAAAGAGTTAAGAGTTCTCAAGGAAGAAGCAGAGGCATTTGCGGAAGCAAATCCTGAATATCGTCGTGGTAAACTGAATACAGGACCTAGAAAAAAGGAAGTTGTTATGGAACAACCAAAAGAATATAACTATGAAGAAGACATGGCTCAACTAGGTCAAGCACCACGTTGGGTAGAAGCTGATGGTGTCAATAATAATGTATTGACAATGAATAAACCAGTTGTAGAATCTAGACCGTTTCAACTAGGAGAAACAGTACCAGTAGGAACTCGTATTAGCACCAACATGTTCCTTGTAGAAGGAACTGTGCAAATGCGCCCAACACCTGGAAGCAATAGAACTCCTATTACAGCAGATCAACGTCGAATTGTTCTTGCCTCAAATATTGATGAAGCCATTCAGAAGTACGTAAATCATTTTGCAAGTCTAAATACTGCTTTAGAGACTTATGTAGTAGTAAATGCCGCAGCATCTGAGGCTATTGGTTAATGACTACACGTTTGGTATGTGGTGAACTTGAAGTTATGGTGATTCAAGATATGATGGATCTAGGTATGGATCCAGCAAATCCAGATCACGTGCAACAGTTCTGGGAAGATAGATTACCACAAGAGGAAGTAAAAGATGCTAATTGAAATCTACACTAAGGATAACTGTGGATATTGTACTGCGGCTAAAAGTCTATTAGAGGATAATAAGATCAGTTTCAAAGAATATAAACTAAATGCTGATTTTACTCGTGAGATGGTGAAGGAAAAGTATCCATCTGCCACCAGTTATCCTGTAATAGTGGTTGACGGATACTACATTGGTGGTTATAATGAGGTGAGACCTCTTGTTGAAGAACATAAACTTACCACTCAAAAATACCTAGCAGGATAAAGGAATAATATATTATGTTTCAGCGTGATACAGTACTCAAGGATCTTCGGAATAATGTTCTAGAAGTGACCTTTACAAAGGTAAATGGTGAAGAACGCCAGATGCGTTGCACACTTCTACCAAAGTTTCTACCAGAATCCTATCGTGAAAGTGTAGAAGAACAGACCAGTGAAAAGTCCTTTCATCGTGATAATCCAGATGTGATTGCCTGTTGGGATATTACTAAGGGTGGTTGGCGCTCTTTCCGGATCGACTCCATTATCTACACTCAAGTTATCGACTCTTATTAAGGAAAAATAAATGACAGAAATCAAGAGCTGGGGTTATCATCTAATGCTTGATGCCTCTGGATGTGACCATGAAAAGATTACATCCTATAATAATATTTTTGCTTTTGCTACTCAGCTAGTAAAAGATATTGATATGATTGCTTATGGCGATCCACAGATTGTGAACTTCGGTTCTGGTGATAAGTCCGGATATACTCTAATTCAGCTTATTGAAACCAGTAATATTGCTTGTCATTTTGTAAATGAAATAGACACTATGTATCTTGATGTTTTCTCTTGTAAGAACTTTGATCAAAAAGTTGTTGAAGATCTAGTGGTTAAATACTTTGGTGCTAAAAGAGCTCGTAAGTCTTTCACACTAAGGCAAGCCCCAACTGAATAATGAAAGATAATAATATTATTGGCTTCACTTGTGGAGCGTTTGATCTTCTTCACCCAGGGCATCTATCATTTCTAGAACGCTGTAAAAAAGAATGTGATGATCTTTGGGTCGGTTTACATACCGACCCAACTCTGGATCGACCAGAGACTAAAGAAAAACCTGTTCAGTCAATGTTTGAAAGATTTATTCAGATCAATACTTTAGGTTTTGTGTCGTCCATAATTCCCTATGATACAGAACTTGATCTAGAAAATATGATGGCTATTCTTCCAATCAAGAAGCGCTTTGTTGGATCTGAATATAGTGGCACTAGACTTACTGGTCAAGATATTTGTGACCACAGGAAGATCCAGATCGTGTTTATTGACAGACTACATAACTATAGTTCTACAGAACTTAGAACCAGGATTCGAGGATATTAAAGTATGGGTGTTATTCGATTTAATGATGAAGAAGTATTCGGTACTGATTCTCAAGAATATGAGATTCTACATCGGGCCGCAATGGCTATTAAAGGTGTAGAAGGCGCCATTGTAGAGATTGGCACTCGACGTGGTGGATCCGCAAAGCTTATTATTGATACTCTAGTCCATAATCAAGATACCAACCGTTCAATGTTCTGCATTGATCCATATGGTAATATTGAGATCGAATGCACTAATAAGAATATCACATATCATATTCCACAAGTAAAGACTGAAGGCGATCCAGAATCCACTGAGATTACTAAGCCTCTACGATTTGATTACACAAATGATATGAGAAACAGGATCATTCCTTCTCTCTATTATTATGCTTATTCTAAAGGTCTAAACTTTACTTTCTTTTGTATGGAAGATAATGAGTTTGTCAAACGCTTTTCTGATGGTGTTCCAGTCTATAATGACTTCAAGAAACTAGAAAACACTTATGCATTAGTATTTTTTGATGGTCCACATCATAATGAAGCCGTTGATCTTGAAACAAACTTCTTTGTTGAACGAGCTACAATCGGCACAGTTTTTGTTGCAGATGATATCTGGATGTATGACCATGAACGATTTGAAAAGATTGTTTTCAGTCATGGTTTTGAGATTCTAGAAAAGGGTAATGTCAAGGCATCTTATAGAAAGACTAAATAATGAGTCACGTTGAAAACTTTTTAATCCTAGCAAGTACTACAGCTAATCTAATCCATACGACCGACATTGAAGATATCATTCAAGATCTTATTGAAGTTCGAGATAATGGTGGTAGAGTCTTTGTTCTAGGTGCTGGTGGTTCTGCCGCTAATGCATCCCACATGGTAAATGATCTTCGTAAGCTTTGTAATATTGAAGCTTATTGCCCTACTGATAATGTTTCGGAACTTACAGCTCGAGTCAATGATGAAGGTTGGGAAAGTTTCTTTGTTAAATGGCTAGCTGTTTCCAAGTTTAATAGTAAAGATGCTCTATTCATTCTGTCAGTTGGCGGTGGTGATGCTGAAAGAAAGATCTCTGTAAATCTAATCCGAGCTACTGATTATGCTCATGTACATGGCGGTAGAGTCATGGCTATTGTAGGTAAGCAAAATGGATATGTTGCTAGATATGCTGAATCCTGCTGCGTGATTCCAGAATCCGAGCCAAGTCTAGTGACTCCAATGAGCGAAGCATTCCAGGGTATTGTCTGGCATTGCATTGTTTCTCATCCACTTCTACAAGTTCAAAAAACCACATGGTAAAATAGGATATATAATTAATGTTTGAAGAAAATGAAATCTCCAAAAATGCCAATGGTGGCACAGAGATCGCTAAGAGAAAACTAGCATCTATTATTGATCCATCACTATTA